CTTCATAGCTGATTTCATTTTCATAGCAGCTTTCTTCATCATAGCCATAGAATCTTTTTTCATCTTCATAGCAGCTTTTTTCATTTTCATAGCAGATCCTTCTTCTTTTTTAAGTTTCATTGCTGCAGCTTTCATTTTAGCCATAGAAGCTTTTTTCATAGCAGCAGCAGAACCTTTTTTAGCTCTTAATGAAGCTAAATCACTACTATCTATTCTATTATTTTTATTAACATCTAGTGGTTTCTGCTTTGCAGATAAATTTTTAGCTGGTGATTTTTTAGCCATTTTAGTTGGGGCTTTTTTCATTTTAGTTGCAGCTTTTTTCATCTGCATCGAAGATTTCTTTTTCATTTTTAAATTTTGTTTTTAATATGGTTGTACATTGATTTTCCTAATTTTTTGCCAAACTCACTATCACTTTTATAATGAGCATGCGCAACATTTCTACTATCAGATATATTTTTTGCTGTAGCCATAAAGCCTTTTCTTGATTTAGGATATTTTTTACTTAAAGCTAGACCAATCAACATACCTTGTGTAGAGTGTCCTGAAGGATAAGAAGGTGTTTTCATAGAAGCCATTTCTATATCTTTCATTTTTATATTCATTTTTTTAGCTAAAACTTTTGGTCTTGGCCTGTTAAAATGTTTTTTTAATTTCATTATAATAGGCGCAGAAGCATTTATTAATTTTTTAGCTATGCTACTATCATAATCTTCTATACCTTCTCTTTCTGCTGTTTCTTTAAAAGCTTTTTCTTGATTATCAAACTTTTTAACAAACTCTTTTTTTATAGGTATTTTGTTTAAAGCTTTAATCTCTTGCATAGTATCAAAAGTATTATCACCTGGTGGCTTCATATTTTTAAAACTTGATATATTAAAATCTTTAAACATTATTTCTTTTTTAATCTTTTTAAAGCTTGTTTACACCTTTTAGCGATACCAGCTTGCTGTGGTTTACCTCCAAAACGTGATCTTTGCTCCATCACTGTTAATATTTGTATTTTTCTAGCATAAGGCTTACTTATACGCTTTACCTTAGAACATGTAGCTCTAGCATCAGCTGGTGTTTTATACTTTATACTTACCGTGTCTTTAGGGTTTTCGTCTGTATACAAACGTCTTCCACTACCTTTAGGTTTTTTACCCGTTCCTACTTTAGGATCTTTTCTTTTTTTTGGCATTTGCTGTTTGCATATTTATAAACCAGTTAGCTAATTGCTTGTCTCTTGCTGTTGCTCCTTTTCTAGCTTTTAACTTTCTAGCTTTAGTTACTGTTACATTACCACCGTATAGCTTTGATATACGTGCTTTTAATACACCTCTATACGCTTTACTCATTTTTTCTTTTTGCCTAAACGTTTTCTAACTATGTTCATAGTAGTTTTCATTTTAGCAGCATAACTAGGGTTTTTACCTCTATTAAAAACAACTTGCTGGTTTAAACTACTAATAATTCTAGATAAATTACCTTTACGTGATTTAATCATCCAGCTAGCTAAAGCGCTTGGTGATAATGATTTAAACTTACCTTTAGCATCTGGTGCGTCTGAGTGTTTAAATTTACCCATACGCTTTTTAAATGGATTATTACCTTGAGTAAACATTACTTCTTCTTTTTACCTCCACCAAAGTTACTTGGGCCACCAGCTCTAGTACATCTTACACCCCAACCAGAAGCATAAGCGCTAGGCCAAACTTTAAACTTACGTTTAGCAGCAGCTTTACACGCTGCGGATATTTTTTTTAATGCTGAACTCTTTTTTAATTCTTTCATAATTTATTATTTTAACACCTCCATCTACGTCTTGCTGCTTTACCTCTTTCACTTTTCCAACTTCTTGATCTAGCGCAAAAAGACTTACGTCTTGCAGCGTCTTTTTTTGAAGGATTTTTACCTGTTACTGCTGTTTTTAATTTACTACCTGGGTTTTTACGTTTATATTCTCTTACACCTTTTTCAGTCATACCACCACCCGCGGCACCACCTCTTGCGCTTTTATCTTTAGCAACTTTGTTAAAGTTTTTACCTCTACCTATAGTTCTACGAGGTTCAGCTTTAGCTTTAAACGGAGCACCGGTATTCCTACGTCTACCACAACTAGTTTTTTTAAGAGGGTTTGTGCTTTGCACGTAGCCTGTAGTGGCTTCAAACATATTATTTTGTCTTTCTGATCCTGGCATAATTAAAAGTCACTCATTATTATATTATCTATTTCTTCTTGTACTTCTTTTCTTGTCGCTGTTATTTTAAACGATAAATCAGCTTGAAATCTAGCAACTTCTTCACCGTCTTTAAATATTATAATTGTAGGTAAAGATGCTATTTTATGTTTTTTAGCTTCTTTAGGGTTTTTACCTACATCAATAGTAGAAAGTGTTTTACACTCTTTTAAACTCATAAACCACTTACATTCGTTTGCGTTGTTCCACTCTGCATTAAAATGCGTTGCTGTTATTTGAGCTTTAATTGTACTAGCAAAAAACACAAATAACATTACTAATATATAAATAACGTATTGTGGCCAAGCTATATCGGATTTTTCCATTATCTATTATATAATTTGTCTTCTATTTTTTCTAACGTAACTTTTATTTCTTCTACATCTTTTTGTGTGTCCATAATAGTGTTACGTATCATTTGATCTTTCATGTCAAACTCCATACGTGTAACTTCTGGATCTGGTGGTGCTGGTAGTTCTTTTGCCTCTGCAATATCTGCTTGTAAAGCAAACCACATACCTATAATCGTAGCCATAGCAAAACCTATAGCTATTAAAGTTTTGATACTTATATTAAAACCTGTATCTTCGTTTAATTCTTTTGCCATTTTAAAAAATTGTATAATTTAATCCTATTTTAAAATCGTACCACTCACGATTCCAATACTTATTATATTTACCTTCTACAAAATATCCTAAATTTTTATTTTGTTTTACCCCATATATTAATCCAAAAGAATAATCGTACCATTGGCCGTCTACATAATTATGATAACTAAACTCACTACCATCATCATAATGATAAGGCATCAAGCTTCCCCAAGCATGCAGCCAATTTTTTTTAGAATATTTGTAATAATCAAAACCCATAACTAAAGAGTGTTGTATTATTCTATCAAGCTCGTTTCTTTTCTTTTCAGTATAATCTGCTAACACTTGCGGTATAACAACAGCTTCCCATACTTCAGCGCTTGTTGCTACAACCTCACCTGCTGGATTATAGTATTCGTTGCTATACACATCAACACTATAACCTTCTTGTATTGCTAAATAAGTGTAGTGTAAGTTACCATTTGACAACATCCAATCATCTAAAGCGTTATAACCATATGGTTCCGCTAAACGGTGAGTTAAACCTATATTCCAAGATAAGTTTTTATTTTTACGATGTCTATATCTTTCTGATGCTTCAAAATACTCTACATCTGCAAAACCATCTTGCAAATACTCTAGTTTTAAAGCAAAAAAGTTTACACATAATTTATCTGGACAACCATCATCTGAACTAAATCTAATAAAGTGATGTTGATCTACGTAGTTAACACCCTCTTGTCTTTTATAATCTACTTCAAACAAGTATTCAACCCCTTTAACTTTACCAACAGTTGCCGCGTCACTGTAATTAGATTCTGTTCCATCGTAAAACGTTTGTGCTTTATTCTCATATCCAAACCTTGCTATTTTACGAAGACCAATAGTAAAATTGTAATCGTAAGGAGTTGAAATAGTACTAGTTGATAATCCGTTGTCTACAGAAAAAACTTTAACATCTGACAAAGAAGTACCACCATTTACAGCAGCATAAAATGTAGAAAACTTTAAAAGCTTTTTAACGTCTATATCTACTTGCTGTGAGCAGCATTTTTTAGGAGCAGCACAACTAGTTAAAATTATTGTTAGTAATATTGTTATTATTCTCACCATCTTTTTATTATCACTTATTTTTTTAAATCTTTACCTTGTTACAGCTTTTCTTTGCACGCCTCTAGTTTTAGTTGACTTTCTTTTGTTTTCTTTATTTATTTTAGCTTTTTCTTTTGCTTCTATTATAGCTTCACTATCACCTAAACCTAAACTCCAAGTAGTATAACCACTAAAAAACATTACTCTTTGAAAATTAGTATAATCCTTGTCAAGAGCATTACGCATGTTTAAAGTTTTTTGATATAATCTATTTGCAGGAAAGTTAGTTAAAGCTTGTGTATAATTAGTCACAGCAGACCAACCAGGATTTTCAGCATCAAACATTTCCATTTCACCTATTATATTTTCATTATAGTTAAGAGTTTTTTCAGCGTTAACTATTTGTCTTAATTTAATACCTAAAACAGGTGAAAAGTTAGCAAGTTCTAGCGCAACAGCGCTTTCATCTTTGTTATAACCTTTTTCTCTTTGTTCCTTAAACCTTATGAGCGTGTTTTTTAACGTAGAAAGTACAGCTCCATATATACCAGAACCTCTTAATATAGAGTCAATACTACCATTTATTACTCTTTCTCTTTTCTTTAATATTTGATCTTCATCTTCATCGTCACCAAACATAACAGCAAATAAAGCTGTTTGTAAACTATAGAACACGGCGTTTTGTATAGCTCCATAATATAGTATCTTAGATAAATTACCTAAGTTACTTTGAGTTCTAGTTGTATAAGGTGGTGATATTCTACCGTTTTTAATATCTAAAGCTGCTTTTTTAATTATTCTATTGTACTGTGATGTGATATTTTGAAAGTTTAATACCAATTTACCTATCCAACTAGCTTGTTGCTGTGATGTCATATCAGGTCTTGATGATTGCTGAGTTGACTGTGTTAAATCTTGAAAGTCTGTAAAAGCTTTAGCTTCTGCTTCTTTTTTACTTAAACCATCTTTAATATACTTGTTTATTCTATTTCTATAAAAAGTAGCACCACCAGTAGCAATTGCAATATTATCACCAATTTGCGTAGGTAAAAAACCTAATTGTAACAACCTACTTACAACAACTTTACTTGGGTTTTTAGAACCAGCTACAGCTTGAGCAAGATCATTACCATTTATATCTGTACCAATACCACCACGCCTTTGTTTTAACATGTCTGAATTAAATATAAACGCAAAGTCTTCCCAATATTGTTTTTGATTAGCAAAAGCTTTAGCAGCTGCAAATATATTGTTATCAGCAAAATTAATATAGTTAACAATAGACATTTGCTGTAGTATTGCAGATCTAACATTAAAGAACATTACTGTACCTACAGATCCATTTAAGTAGTTCATAAAAGCGTTTACGGTAGCATGCTGACCTTTTGGCCTGTTAATACCAGTGCTAATTCTATGTAGTATATCTTCTAATGCGCTTCTAAAATCTTTACCATAAGCAGCTTCAATTTTATTTAAATTTTCAGGTGAAAACATTAAATCAGCGTTTTCTTTAAACTCTTCAAAAAATTGAGCTCTACCAACTCTACCTGTAGCATCTATTAAATCTGTTTTTATATTACCACCGTCCCAACCCTGATCTGGATCTACATAAGTATCTTGTTTAGATATAATGTTTACAGCTTCTGCATATGATATTAATTGAGGGTCGTTCACTACTAACTCAACTAAGTTAGCTTGATCTGTTTTGCTTAAACCAGGTATATCATAACCGTGTTTATTCCAAATATAAACTCTTATAGCATCTTCAAAAGTAAAGTCACCGTCAGGTATATCTTTTCTTAATTTTTTCTTTATTTCAGGAAACTGTTTGTTTAACGCTTTATAATCGTTTGCTATAGCTTGTTTAGCTGTGTCTAACTCTCTATAAGCTCTGTTTAACGGCCTAACTAAAGCTTTTTCAAAAAAGTCTCTATGAGCATCCCCAACTTTGCCTTTACCCATAAAATTATATAGTAAACCTACAAAGTCTTCGTGTGATGGTGGTATAAAAAATCTAAACTTACCTTTACTCTTACCACGTTTTCTAGCTTTCATATCAGAAAAACGTTTGTTAGCTTCAATACCAGTTACATCTTCTAGTATTTTGTTAAAATCAACACTTATACCTTTACTAAACTTAGTTTTAGCTTGTCTAACTTTTGATTTTATATCTAATTGTTCTAATGCGTTTTTAACAGCTTTAACATTAGGTAAAGCATCATCAACAAAGTACATATCATTATAACCTTCTGCAAACTTTTCTAACATCCACAGTGCTTTTGCTTCACCAGTACTATTACCTAAACCAGTTATGTTTTCAAAAGGTATGTCTACACCTTTAGTTTTTAACCATTCATGTATTGCTGTAGCGCTTTCTGGTGGTCTAGCTGTTAGTACAAAAACATTTTTAGGTCCAAACTTTTTAATTTGGTTTTTCATTTTTTGTAGTAACGGGCCATCAACACCACCCCTTACGTTTACAAAATCTTTAAAATCAAACTCATAACCTTGTTCTGCGTATTTAGGTCCTTGTATAGGCCAATCACCGCTACTTATTTGTATTTGTTCACCAGTTGCAGGATCTGTAGCTATTATAAAGTTTTTACCTTTGTCTATTAATGTTTCATCAAAATCAAACGTAGACATACCTCTAGACTGTTTAACTGTAGTTCTAGCAGCTCTAACAGCTTTTGATAAGTCATTAATATTTTTTATATTTGGTTTTGTTATACCTGCGAATAAAGCTGCGTTTTTAAAATCATTAACATTTGTTATGTCAATTAAATCTTGTGGTTTATTTAACAGTTCTGTTATATCAAACTGCAAACCAACTTTTAGCGATCTAACTTTAACACCATTAACAATTTTAGAACCCGATGTTCTAATACTAGCGTAAGCTCTTGTTTTAGCTTTTATCATTGGTGCTGGTTTTATACCCCTAGCTAATAACGAGGTTTCTTTTAACGAAACAGTAGCATTACCGTTTGGCGTATTAAGTATAGTCATTGAAGTAACTTCACCGCCTTTTTTGTTTAAATAATGGTTTTTTATAACCTGCTCGTCTAATGATATTTCACCTAAAGCTTTAGTGCCGCCTTCTTTTGTTATCTTAGCATAAACTTCATCAGGTATAATTTCGTCTGAATTAATATCAACAGGTTTACCTTTTGTTATATTTCCGCTTAATTTTTTAAAGTTAGTGTTATTTTCTTTATTATAAATCTCAATTTGCCCGTTAATAAAATTAATTTTTCTTCTTAAATTAGGTATTATTTGTTTTTCAATTAAGTCTTTTAAACCATCAATGTTGTCATGTACTTTGTTTGCTAAAGTGTACTTGCCTGTTTTTAAGTTTAAATTACTAATTAAAACACTACCCATACGAACACCTTTTAAACCAGCTTTTATTTCGTGGTTTTCTTTTTCACCTAGTATTTCAAAAACAAAATCAGCCATACCACCAGTTTCACCAACTTGTGTAGATAATACTTTTAAACCTGGTATATTTTGCCTGTCAAAATAATTAGCAAAAGCTTGTTCCCATATCCTACCATTGTCAGCAAACGTTTGTTTTTCTTTAGTAAAAGGATTTATGTAAAAACCATTGTTTTTTACTTCATTTTTAATTTTTTCAAAATCAAGCTTTATACCTTTTGAGAACTTAACAGAGTCAAAAGTTTTTAATTCGTTTTGTACATCTTGAGCTGTTCTAGATATTCTTCTTAGTTTAGCTTCTAATATATTGTCAATATTGTTAGAGTTGTTTTCAATATAATTATCTATAGCTATATCAGCTTTTCTTTTAGCTATACGTCTTAACAAAGCAGTTCTTCTTTCTCTTAACACATTAGGCTTACCTTGTAAAAAGAATTTAATATATTTTATTTTGTTAGCTTTATTTATAAATACATCTTTTCTAAAATTACTAACTTTACCAGTAACTGGATCTATATTTTTATAATCTTGTCTACCAACTTTAGTCTGCTCGAACCAAGCATTATAAGACTTTCTTATAACATCAATACCTAAACTATTAACTATTTCGTCAAACTCTCCTCTTATAAACTTTTCATATTCTGGCGTAGCTTCTACATTACCAGTTTCTTTGTTTTTAGCTATTTTACCTATAGCATTATCAAGTTTTTTACGTATATCTCCTAATACAAGTTTTTCTATACGAGCTTCTAAATCAGTAGGGTTTTGTTCTATTAAAGCTTCAACTTCAGCTATAATTTCAGCATCAACCAAACCATCTTCAAGCTCTATATTAAAATCACTTAACGTTCTAGCTTTGTCTGCGGTTGTTAACTCTTGTGTTACAGGTGCATCGTCAACAAGCTCTTTAGCTTCTTTAGTGTCTATAGTAGTTGTTTTCTTTTTAGTAGCTAAAGCTTTTCTAGCGTCCATACGCGCAAACCTAGTATCAGAAAATATTCTTTCAGCAAAAGTTACAGGCGTATCATCATCTGTTTTTCTTTCTGCAGCTGGATCATAATTAAGAACTCTGTCTCTAACACCATCTATAGTTTTTTCATATTCATCACCAACAGTTCTTTGCTTAACAACATTGTCTATTAAACCACCAGGTGATAATGCTTTACCTAACTCTGCGCTTCTTCTAGGATCACCAAAAAACTTATTAAAATCAGCTTTTGTTTTTACATCATCTGGTATAAGATTATTTATTTGAGTAAACACATCAGCACCTAAAGATTGTTTTATAGTTTTATCTTCTTCAGGTGGTATTTGTGATAAAGCCTTGTCTGATTGTTCAACTCTATTATTAAACGTGTCGATATACCTTAGCATATCCTTAGTTGTTTTCATATCAAGCAAAGTATAGTTATCACCATGCTTTTTTCTTCTAACTTTGTTTATAAACGATTTAAGAGAATATAATAAAGAAGACTGCTCCTTTTTTAACATGCCAGCACGTTTCATTGTGCCTATTAACGTTAACAACTCTGTTTGATCTACAACTTTATTTTTATTTACTTTATCACTGTATTGAGCTACTCTTTGTTTAAACTGATCGTATATTTTTTTACTAATATCACCGTTTTTATACAAACTTTCAACATGTTGTTTTAATGCTGTTGCTAAAGGCTTATGAGAAGAAACAACCTTACCGTCTTTTACTAAACCAGTATTTATATCAAATATATGCTGAAGCTCGTGAATAGCGACTTGTTCAGCATCTGCTCTTTCAATATCATTACCGCGCAACATGTTTATTCTTCTATTGTCTTCAAAAGTTAATATGTTATCACCAACAAAAGTACCGTTACCACCTTGTTGAAATCCTTTTATTATTTCTTCACTTTTAGCAGGATCTACATTATTATCTTTAAGCCATTTTCTTAAATTTGCTTCAGTTTGCTCTCTAGTTTCTCCGTCAAACTTAACAACTTTACCATCTAAACTATTTACTAAGGCATCATAGTAGGCAGCTCTACCAGCGTTAAAACTTGCTTTTATAGCATCAGACTCTTCTAAACCGTTTTCTTTAGCTGTTTGCTTTAGCTTTTTATTTCTTTGATTAGCAGGTTCTCCAAGTATAGCTTCTTTTTGTGACTGCAAGTCGTTATACTCTTTGTTTATTCTATCTCTATCTTTTTTAATAGAAGCATCATCTAAACCAGTTATACCTAAATTTACAGCTTGATTATATAAAACGCCTTGTTTTCTACTTATTTCAAACAGTTCTTTTATTTTATTACCATCTAAATTAGTTACTTCTAAATAGTTTTGTATATCTTTAATACCTACTTTTTCTAATATTTCTAGTTGTCTAGCTTTTATAAAATCAGCTTGTTTTTTATTTATACCTCCTTTTGATAAGTTAGTGCCTTCATTTAATATGTATTGGTTTTCTATATATTCAACAGCTAAATCTTGAAACTCTTTAGTTTGTTTTCTTGTTTGAAAAGTATTTCTAAAAGCATTTCTTACGCTTGATGATACCGTTGGTCCACCTATGGCTACAGAACTAACTAAAACACTACCAACAAAGTCAGCGTCAATACCTTCAGCAAGACTTTTATTATCTTTTAATATTATATTATCTAAAAAATTATGACCACCTTGGGTTAGTGTTTCTTCAACTAATTCTGTTACAGGGCCTTTTTTAATAAACTGACCAGTACCTTTTATAATGCTACGCATTGATAAATTGCCAAGCTTTAGTTTATCTAATTTAGCAAAATCATCAATAAACTTCATTGTACCAAAAGTTTCAGCAACTGTTGCAACGGTACCATAGCCCAAAGCGTTAAAAGCTCTTTGCGCTTGCGTATAGTTTAAAGCTCTTTCGTTTCTTTCTATTTCTTTTTGTATTTCAAGCCTTTCGTCTTCAGACATTTTAAACCTTAAAACACCATCTTCAGGAATACCAGTTCTTGTGTCTGGTATAGCGTCATCTTCGTCTAATCTTGCTTGTAACCTTTTTATGTTTTCAGCTGCATTTTTTTGCATTATCTCCATTTGAGATAAACTACCACCACCTTCAACAGTAAAAAACGTTGTTTGCAAAGCTCTTTTAGCGTATTTTTTAAGCGGCTCGCTAGACAGTCTTTTTACAACACCACCATACGTTAAAGCTGTTGCAATACTAAAACCATTTTCAGCAACTTGTTCAGTAATAAAACGACCTAAGTTATTAAAACCAACATCTTTAACTTTAACAGTTGCTGGTAGTTGCGTTTCTTGTTTTTGCTTTACACTTTCAGCATAATTTATATGAGATCTATAAGCATCTTTCATAAAGCTAGCAGCTTTACTTTCTGGCGCTATTTTATCTACAGTCATAGCACCTATACCTTTAACAAGAAGACCCATGTCAGCAAATATAGCGTTTTCTAAGGCAAGACTAAATCTATAACCGTTACTATAGCTTTTGTCTAAAGCTTCTAACGCAGCATTCATATCATTAAACCTTATAGCTTTAGCTTGGTATTCTTTTATATCGTTATTTATTTCTCTACTTTTATTTAAAACATTTCTTCTTTGTTCTATATCTATTTCTTCGTTATTTAAATAAGCTTCTAACTCTTCACTGTTATTTATTTTAATACTTTTTAAATAATTGTTATAGTTTTCTATATCTTTATTTAAAACACTATTAACGTCTGTTAAGTATTTACTTTGTGAAGTTATAGCTTTCTTAGCAATATCTTTTTTTGCTTTTACTTTGTCTTCTTCAGACAAATTAAATGTTTTTTGAGGTCCAGTATAGTCTACAACATCAACTGTTGGTATTGCATCGAAAGCATACTGTTCCGCTTGTTTTTCTATATCTTCGTACTTTTCTATAAAATCAAGACTATAAAGCTTTTCCACGTCTTTATCTATTTCTATAGCACTAAAAAAACCTTCATCAACAAGTTTTTTGTTATTTTTAAGATATTCTTCTTTTTTACGTTTAGCAAAGTCTTTTTTATTTTGTTCTTCTACATATTGTATGTTAGCTAAAATATTAGAATATGGATTAGGTTTAACAGCCCCAGGTACCGCATCACGGGTGGCTGCAATTGACTTTTCAAACTCTTTTTCTAGCTCTTGTACTTTTCTTAAATCTAAATCACCAGTTTGTTTAAACTCTTGATATAAATCAAATTTTTCTTGACCAAAACTATTCAATATGTTTTCGTTATTTCTTGTTTCAGCTTCTTTGTTTTGAGCATCTATCATAGCTTCATTGTAAACGTACAAGTTATCTACTTTGCTTGGAATTACTGAACCACCATATTTTATATTGTTTTGAATAGTAGCTTCTTCTTTTTCATATTCTATATTACCTAAAACATCATTAGCTTGTTCGTTAAAAACTTTATCTAACACAAAGCTCTTTAACTCAGCATCGTCACTTATATTTGTTAATTTTTCTATACTAGCTAGACTTCTAACAACATCTTCACCGTTTTTAGGGTCATCAATAATCTTATAGTCAAAACTAAAGTCTTCTATAGGTTGAACAACACCTTTGTTGCTATTATAATGGTTTACAACCTCCATTATTTTTTCTTCAGGCTCGCCATTGGCTACCATTAAATCGATTACCTCTTCTATACTCGCCATATTAATCTTATTTTTTTATTAACATGTTTTTATAATCTTCGGCTGTTTTCTCATTTTTTTCACTAAGTTTTCTCAAACTTGGAAACATATTTAAAAGCTGATCACTAAAAAATTTTGGTTTTAAAGGTCCTTGATAATTAGCTTTTTGCATTTGTCTTAAAAAGTCTGACGTCGGAGAAAACTTGTTACGTGGTAAAAGTTGGAACATTTGCGATTGTGTTTTAGTATCTTGAGAGTCTTTATCTACAGGCATTAAACGTCCACTTTGATAAGTTTCTATTAAAGTGTAAGAGTTATCTCTGTTTCTTCTCCAAACATCTTGATTAACTCTTAATGTTTGACCTTCTGACTGTTCAATTAAATCACGAGTAAGCGACATTACCTCGTTGTATTGGTTTTGTTCTGTTTGGTTGTTTATAGTAATACCTTTACCCCAAGGTAAATCAACTGTTGTCTTTTTGTTTTGATTAATTTGATTAGCTACAGAAGCGTTATACCTTGCTTTACCAGTATTATGAAAAACTTCACCAGTTCTTCTAGCGTGGCTTAAAGCTACTTCAGTAGTAGTTTGTTGATCATAAAATTTATTATCAACATCTAGTATAGCGTTTTTTACTTTTTTATAGTTGTTAACGGCAACATCATTACCTATAAAATCATCTTTGTCTATATCACCATCATTGTCTGCGTCTTTAACACCTATTTCTTGTAACTTCGCATTACCTAAACCAGCAAATATTTCAGCTGACTCTGAGCTTACGTTGTTTAAATCTTGTTCTAAACTAGTTGCGTTACTACCTAAAGGCATTCTAATAAGCTTGTGTAACGATTCTTCGTTTTCATACAAAGGTCTTAATCTATTTATAAACTGATCACCCATGTATTGTGTTCCAGCTTGAGCACCTCTTTTTTCTAAATCATTAAACGCTTTATTTAAACTATTAACAGTTTGAGCATCTAATTTTGTTTTTATTAAACCAGCTGTTTTCTCCATTGTTAAAACAAAAGGTTTTTCACCTGGTGAACTTATTGGTTTTAAATCATCATCTTTACCTGTTATAAAGTTACCTTGAGCATCTTTAAACATAAAAGCTAACTTGTCGTTTTCATCTCTAGTTAAAACTGCTTCAAAACCGTTATAATCACTTTTAGGATCGTTTATTTTACCTGTTTTAGTTTTATAAGCATTCATAGCTTTTTTCATAAATAAATTAAACTCACCTGTTGCATTTAAATCAGCGTTGTTAGAAGTAAGCACCTCATCGCTAAAATTATCTGCGTTTTCTAAAAACTTTATGTCATTATGAAACTGATCTCTTTTGTTTCTTAGCTCTGCTTTTCTTTTTCTACTTTCAGGATCTGTTTTTAAATACAAATCAAAAAGTTCTTTTCTTATGTTTTTTAATTCATCACCTATAGTTGTTTTTTGAGTACCAGTACCAATTCCACCAGTAGTAACAGGATCATCAGAAGGATCTGTAGTTATTAAACCACCTGGTTGACCTTCATCTTCTTTAGCTTGCTCTTCTGTTTTAGGTCCTATTATTTCTTTCTCTACTAATATCTCTGTTGAAAAACCTTTGTTTATTTGTTGTTGGTTATACAACGCATCATTAACTAAACCTGCACCTAGTTTACCTATGTTAGCAGCGGCTTGTTTAAACGAAGCGCCAATAGTATACATAGTTTTTTCGTAACTTTTAGACATAGCTTCAAAAGTACGACTAAGATCTTTAGGTACATTCGCCATAGCAGCTCTTGTAGCTGCTGCCACTAAAGTTGCATCTGCACCTGGGTTTAAATTAAATCCTGATTTTTTTGCCATATTCTATATTTTTTTACTTAAAGCAGTTTTCCAGTAATTCCACCTGTTAAACCTTGAGCCATACCACCGTATATTTGACCCCACATACCAACTTGTGAGTTAAGCATACTTGCTTGGTGACCGAATCCTGCCATTTGGTTTGCATAAGCGGCTTGTACACCAGCGTTAGCACCAGCCATACCACCATATTCTATTCCTAACAAAGTAGATTGTCTACCCATTTCAGCTGATTGTACCATAGCAGCACCACCTCTTTGTGTCATATCAGCTTGACCAGCACCTTGCCTTTCTAACATTTGTAATTGCATTGAAGCTTGTCTAGCCATTAAGTTACCAGCTCTTTCTTGTTGTGATATACCAGCCGCAATTTGCTGGGATTGAAGAGCTCCTTGATTTGCTAAAGCTTGAGCTAATCCAGCTACACCACTACCACCAGCAGAACCTCTAAGTGCTTGCATTATATTAGCTTGTTGCTGTTGCATTTGCTGTGTTTGAAAGTTAGCAGCCCTCATATCAACTTCCATGTCTTCATAAAAGTTTTCCATACCTTCAAACTGATTTTTCATGTCAGCATAAGGATTTTTAAACTCAAACTGTCTATACTTATCTTTTTGCTCTTCTAATAATTCACGTTGAACAGCTTGCTCGTCATTGTATCTTGCTAACTGATCTTGAGAAGCCTCAAACATTTGTCTACTTAAAGCATCTTGTCTTCTTTTAGATCTTCTTCCCATAATTTTTATCTATTTTTCTTAAATTGTTTTCTATATATTTAAAAGCTTCAAATCTTGATGGTGCCATTTCCCAACCTAAATTTCTATGTATATCTGATACAAATTTATCATTACAAACTGTAAACAGTTGTAGTGTACCGTATTTCTCTGCTTCAAACTCTACACCTTCTATTAATTGATATATTAAATTTCTTCTATCTTTTTCTCTGTATTTAGGATTTGAAACTAAATACGTCGTCCAAGCTACAGACGGTACTTCTGATAAAAACAAAAAAGTAGCTGCAACTGGTATATTGTTTTTTTCTATTATAAAACATCTTTCATCTGCTGGTAAAAAACCTCTTCTTACAGGTTCTGTGCCATAAAATTTAGTCCACCACCATTTCCACCACTCCACACATATTTCATAGTCTCCTTGTTTAAAAGACCTAAAGTTTACATTATCATTCATTTAATTAAATTTGAGTGTATTTATAATCACACTTTTTACTATTTATTTACTACTTGGCATTACTTCAGAGCTAATAGCAAATAGCTCAGCTCTTTTTCCAGAAGTATTTTCCATTGTAACTTCAGCATAATAACCTTTTAAACTAGACTCGTTAGCTTGAATATTTTTAGCAAACATAATAAAATGGCTTATATCTGGTATAAAGTTTGGTATAACAACTTCTACTTGTATTTTAAAACTATCACTAAGCATCTCTATACTTAAAACATTTCCTAAATATACAGGATCTGTCGATGCAATTGCACCATGTAGATTAGCTGGAGCTTCTACGTAATAGACATAGTCACCTACTTGAAGTGAGTTTTTTCTTTTTAGTTTTGTAAATTTAAATTCGTATAAAGCCATGTTTTATTTTTTTATGATGCCGTACCAGGTATTAATAATTTATCTAAGTCTATATTTACTTCTTTATTAGAGCTAGAAAATTCTGTTATAGATGCTAATCCTGTAAAAGTTATTTTATCAATAGTATTTGAAAAAAATAACTTTGTACCAACTGTAAGTTCTTGAGCTTGTTGCATTACTACAGAGCCATCTCCATCAACTCCGGTTGCATCAGGCGTTACAGAAACTACGTTGTTATCAAGAGTATTGTCTACATCAACACCAAATACCCCGACAACAGAACCACCAGTTATACCTTTAGTATTGTTTAAAGATATTCTAGTGCTAGAACCATCAGTAGCTTCTGTAATACTACCATCAGCTTTAACAGTTTTAGTTATACCCATAATATTGGTGGCAAAATCTGGAGTTACTGTCAGATTTGTTAATTCAAAATGCAAACCAGTAGCATCTGCAATTCTTTGCCCATAAGATCTAAATGTCATAGTTTGACCATCTTCAAACGCAACTGATTGAGAAAAAGTAAGTATATTATTATTAAAATCTATATCTGTTATAAAAGTATCTGAACTAGGTGCAGTTGTTGTTTTATGATAATACAACTGTGTTCCAACAGCTAAATCTGTTATATCAGCAACAGTTACTCGCTCTGAAGCATTCCCACTGCCTTCTAAATTACTTACTATATTTTCTGTTGTTTGATGATAAATTAAATTACCAGCAATAATGTTGTCTTTAATGTAGTCTTGATAGTCAAGTGGTTTAATACCACCAAAAAGTCTAAAGCCAAAACTACCAGTATCTGTAGTGTTAGTGTTTATTTCAAATGAAAAACTTTTAGTAACAAAATCATCACCTGTACCAACTAATGTTGTAGACGGTAAAGAAGCGTACTTTGAAGTATCGTTAGCTTGAGGAGCTAGTGTTATGGTTGTATCTGAAGATACTTTTTCTATGTTTTTAGATATAACATTTAAACCTCTATTAGTAACTGTGTCTTCTAGTGTTATTAATTTCACAACGTATGTTCCACCAGTACCGCCTCCAGTAGGAAAAGTAACACTTCTTTGTAAAAAATTAGACGTCATTTGCACTACTAAGTTGTTTTTAGGAGCATGACCACTAGTAAAAGTATCAGTTGTCCAATCGTAAAAATTTATAGTTCCTGATTGAGTTATTATTAAAAAAAATTTAGCACCTAATTTAGCTTCAATTCTAATAGTTTTTATTGTTTCAGCAGTAGGCATTACCGCTGTGTCTAATGATAAATTACTTACTCTACTCATGTTATATTATTTCTGTTACTGACTGCGGAAAACCAATACCTTGAACACTAAATTTAGACGTATCTATAGTGGAATTATTTGTTAAATAACCTCCTTTTATATAACCAAACCATTTTCCTTCTTTTTTAATAAAGTTGTTTAAACTACCGCTGTCTAAATCAGTGTGTATATTTAAACATCTCCAACCTTCAATATCTCCGTTTATAGCATTAGAGTTATAAGAAGCCCCAAAATAAACTGATTCACTAACAGTTGGTTGAAGCACAAAAGCTTGAGATCCTTCGTAATTTATAGTGTTAAATGTTTTAACAACACTTGGCTCTACGTTTATTAAAGCTGTTACAGTTGATTTATATATTTCGCTAGCGTCTAAATGATTGTAAAAAAGATTATAATTTTCAGCTTCACTTTCTACGCAATCAGACCACTCTAAATTAACTGTATCATACTTCATTGGCATGTAGTGCCTATATAAATAACCATTTTTAAATGTAAAATATTTTTTAGATAAACTTAAACCACCTTCTGGTACAAAGGATTTAAAACTAGTCCAACCATTAACATCTTCACTAAAAGTTATTGTTTTTTCACCTAAACTATCACTAGCGTAATTACTACCCTCAACAGGTAATAAACCTGGTATGTAAACTCTACGCATAGAAATATTATCTATCCAACCCGTAACAGTAGATTCTCCAGCACTATCTTTACGTATAACTAAAGTGTTTCTAAAAGCTTCCCCAAAACCATTTTCATACTCTGAGTTAGCGTAATCTTCTGTTCCCGGCGCTATTACATCATAACCAAGAGTTGAGTCATAAACCATTCTGTTACTACTACCATCACCAATACCAACAACTTTAGTCACTTTCCACCATAAAAAATTACCATTTGCGTCATAAATTGCTTCGGGCGTGTAGTCGTTATGGTGTAATGTTGCTGAAGTAAAGTTTGGATCTCCAATATCATCAATTCTAAAGCCATAACCCTCAGCATTAAAATAATACATATGAAACACGCCTTGTCCATCTGAAACAGTGTCAGTAATATCATTAAAATCTTGCATTGCAAAATTAAAACTTACTTCATATTGTTCATATCTATTTATTTTTTTATCAATAAATTGATTAGCACATACAATAACATTACCATTTCCAAAGTTAGAATCAAAACTTGGCGCTTCTCTAAATTGTAATCTGCCATCTGGATCTGAATTTTGATCCCAATATATCTGCCAAGAAATAAATTGACTTGTTGTAGAATCAAAACCGTCAAAATCCCAAGACCCAGCTTGACCACCGTTAAAAATAGTATTTTGTTGCGTTAAAGATATGTTTTTAATACCACAAGTCATTGGAAGTGATGATGTATTGTGATTAAAAAACGTTAACTTATTTTCGGCAACGTTATAAGTATTACTATAACCACTAGCACTATACTCTTGAACAGTTATAGACGTGTCTTCAATACCGTCTTTAACAACACCGCCATCAGGACCAGTGCCATCTAGTTTAAATTTAATTTCATATTTACCTGGAGAATTTATACCATAAGCTCTAATACCTGTAAACTCATTTGTTGCACCACCATAATTACCATAATCTGTAGAGCTACCAGTTACATAAACACTAAGATCTGGAACATCAAAACTATTTGTTCTAGGATTATTACCTAATTCAAATTTTAAAAGCCAACCATCTCCTTGGTTTAAAATAGGATTAGTACTTAAGTCTTGTGTCCACGAGCTTTGCTGGCCAAGAGTAGACCAATTGTAATTACCATCTTTCTTACAGTTTTCCCAACATAAATGGTCGTCATTATAGTATAAAACACTATTAGTAAGAGCGTTTATCTGAATATGCCTATCACCATTACCATCGTAAATGCCTCTTAACCAGTTAGTAGCTGTTCCTAAACCGTTAACATAACTTACTTTTTTAACTATTATACTTCTAACTCTTATATCGTTATTTATAAAATTATAAAAACGTATATTAATGTTTTCAGCACCAAGAGTTGATGATGTTGTAGTATTTACCCAAGAGTCAGATTCTATTTTAAATACCGCTCTATAAACCCACTGATCTGTACCATACTCCGTTCTATAATGAAGTCTACAACTAGCATGCTCATCAGTATTACCACCTACATTAGTACCAAAACCACCTATTGTAGATAAATCTTGGTTCTGTGTTAATGAAGAGCCGTTTACACCTCTAATAGCTATATGACCATCTTGTAAGTTTCCACCAGAAGTATAAGATCCCACTACTGGTCCAGTACCTCCATTAGAAGGACTAACGTTAATACTAGGGTGATGAGTAGGGTCTAGCTCTATATCAACTAAATACCATTCTCCAGTTTCAAGAGGACTACCAGTATGGTCGTAAGAAATACCATAGCTACCTTGATTTCCAAGGTTCTCTTTAATTCTCCACCATGGAGAAGCAAGGTCTGTATATATTTTTTCACCTGGAGCGGCGCCATCTCCATTTGGACCGTTACCACCAGAAACACCTATATCACCAGGTGGTGGCGGGTTATGACTAACGCCAAACTTATCTAGTATTATTTTATCAAAAATACCAGCTGAATTACCATAATTACCTTCTTGAGGATTTTGACCACCTGGATCCGCGCCTGGTGTTTTCCAACTAACAACAGGTCCAGTATAACTATTTGTTGAATCACCTGGCGCTGCTTTTGTTGCTGAAACAGTGGTACCGCCTCTAGCATTACCAAACATGACAGCTTGATTAAAAGCGTGGTATGCACCAAAATTTGCACTAAGTGGAATACTTCCAATATTAAAATCCCAGTTCGTGTCACCGTGTATAACTTCAACCCAAGCTGGAACTGCTACATCTGGTATGTTAGGATGGTAATAAGAACCACCACTTGGGCTGTTAATGTAATTGTTTATTGATTGTAAGTTAGCACCAGGACCAGTACCAGCTTGATTTAAAACATAACCACCAGCTCCACCGTTAACAGTTGGATCCCAAACTCCACCACCAGCAAGTACTTCGGCTTCTGTATATGTTTCTATAGCGCCTGTTGTTGGGTCATCATAAGTAGTAACTTGAACACCAGGATTTGCGGGAACAAAATCAGTGTGAGGTGCTTGAACAGAGTAACCTTTAACAACTCTTACGTCTTTAACTTGAAATATAGGTCTACTCATTGGGTATATACCAGAGCTACCTAATTGATAACCAATATTATAGCTTGTTTGATAATCATTTCCTATAGCTATACCAAGATCTTGTATTAATTGTACTTCTTCAATACCATCACCAGTACCATTATGACTACCATCAGCGTTTTGTTGGTTAGGATCTCTAAACTTATAACTAACACCAACAACTAGATCGTAACTAGTTAACTGACTCTGAGAATGCGCATGAGAAAGATCATCAGTGGCGTTATCTATATAACTTGTACGTGGAAATACGAAAGGACCACCATTTGCAAAAGTATGTATATGATGCCAGTGGTTTGATATTCCACTCCAAGAATTACCAAAAACATTAGTAATATTGCTAATATTTGACGCAGCATCAAATCCATTGTATGTTACCCCTGTTTCATCAGCGTAAGCAGCAGAAGCTGAACTAGAAATATAACCAGTCCAAGTAGCTAAACCAACACCTGAGTGTGGCATGCTGTGATATTTAGTGTAAGGATTTATAGCGGGATCTGTCTCATACAATGACGATGCACTTCCTGGTGAAACCATATATTGAACTATATCGGGAGAAATATAGTTTGGCGTACCATCAGCATTAAGTCCGTCTACAAGTTCAATTACAGGTTCTATTCTATTCATACCATAAAGAGAAGAGACTGTGTGTCCACTAACCATATATTCTTTATAACATTTAATCCTAACTTGAATATGTATTTCGTCACCGTTATATATACTGTTATTATAAATACCAACACTGTTAGCTGTTGGACTTGGAGAACCCGGATAAGCAGCGTTGTAATAAGTAGCGTTAGTACCACCTTGACTTAATTGTCCTGATCTAGCAAGTTCTGTAAAAATAACTCTACTATCTTTGTGAGTTCTGTCAAAAGTAATATGCCCATTATTTGCTGCTCTAGTTATTTGACCAGTAACTTCGTCATAATAATCGTTACCATTATACTGCGAGTAAGTCATAGGATAACTTTGTATAGCGGTAATTTCAGTAGTTGGATTATTACTATTTGTCGATGTAGCAGGCCAGCTTACACTAGTGTTACCAAAAGGATTTGCAAAATAAGGGTTACTGCTTGGGTTGCTTTCATCTATAACAGAAACAGAAGCAGTATCAAGAGGTCCACACATCCTAGTTATTTTAGCTCTATGGGCTCCGCTGTCAACTTCAACAGAAGAGTATAAATTATATGAATTTGCTGCAGTAGGACCAAATAAATCATTAGATGTAGTTGAAGGTCTTGCTAAAAATAAACTATCATCTACATTAGAATATGTTGCTTCAGCAAAAGGTACAGCAGCGGTAGCACCTACTGTCGCTGTAGTTGCAGTAGCTATTACTGCTGCTGGAGCTGTTCCAGAGCCGTTTTGTTCTTGTTGAAAATGACCGACTGGTATGGCTGGATGATTTCTTACGGTTATAGTTCTTCTAAAACTTTCATCTACAGGAAAACTGTAAACAGGATCAGTGTTTATGTCTTTTGTGTTGTAACTATGACCGTAACTACCACCAACGTTAACACCTCCATTTGTAATATAACTTAAAACAGAAGTATCTATTGGTGTGCTTTCTGCACCTAATTGAAAATACGTGTTAAACACTATGTTTTCAGTATAAGTGTTAGAAAATGTTAAATTATAATTTTCTTTATAACTATCATAACTACCTATTAAAGAAACGTTATTTTTTAAATTATCTCTAAACCAATCGTGCATACCTGTTTTTGATATAGGTGTTATACCGTCCATAGATAATCTTAATACAGCACCTCTTTGTGAGTCTGTAAAATAAGCTCTGTATGATTCTGAAGCAAAAGACTCTGGATTTTTAGCAATACCATACTCTCCAACAAAAGGCACTGTTTGACCTAAAACGTTTTCGTTTGCTGTTAATTGAGCGTTTCCGTCCGCGTTAAATACGGCATCTTTATTAGCTAATATTTTAATAACTTTATCTTCACAAAAGGCAACTAAATCTGTATTTCTAGTAAAAAGTTTTTGTATACTACCATAAGTTGGATTTAAATCTTTAGTAATCTTTTCAGCCATTATAAACTGATTCAAATCATTAACACCAGAGTTAGAATTATATAATCCGGAAAATATTAAACCACTAGATCTAGACTCTTGCTGATAAGTTTCTTGTGTAATACTAGAAACTTTAGGACCATTAGTAATAAACATCTCATTAAAATCATCTCTAATTCTATTAGATTCTAATCCATTACCAAAAGAAAAACAATTAAACCAAGGTAAACCAACTTCTATTTGTGTAGAAGAAATATTAGGTTTAAATATAAAATTAGTTTTAAAACCAGAAACAGAACCTGTTAAATTTTGTTGTCCTAGCTCAGCTATTGTATAACTGCCATCTTCTCTAATAAATTTTACTTGATAATTAGTATAATCTATTTCATTTGTACCGTCACCAGCTATAAAACCAGGCTCAAACGTAGCTATATTATTATCCCACTCTACTAGATAAACATTATCATCTTCTTGATTAGAAGGTACGTTTAATAATTCAACTTTACAACCTTTCGGAGCAAATAAACTATTAGTATGTTTGTTTATTCTAATAGGTATGCTGTCACTAGCCTCATGATATATATCTAAATCAGCTTTTTGTTTTTTAGGACTTAATTCCCATATAGCTGGAAACTTATTTAAATCACTTAAAATTAAATCTTGAATAGGCTCTAAAAACTCTATATCAGTAAAGTTATCACTATCTAAATCACCAGACATAGCATCTTTGTTATTTATACTATTATCTACTGGATTATAACTAGATTGTGTAGGGTTTTTGTCAAGCTCTATAATATAACATAGTCTTCTATTGTGAGCAGCTCCAAAATCAACTATTTTTTTCTTTAAATCTTCTAATTTACTTACACCATAATTATTCGCTGCAGAGTCTTTATCAGTAAGGCCAACTGCTTCGTTGTAGTCACCGTCTTTATCTATAGAGTCTAAAAATTTTAAAGCAAAATCTTCAACAGTAGAATAAGCACTACCCATATGAGTATCATCATAATCATATTTATAACCACCGTTTCCATTCCAGTATATATTATAATGAGATCTCCAATTAGTGTGATTATAAAGTTTTTTAATTTGCACTTTTTTTATAGTGTATACATTTTCTGTATCTTCATGTGCGGTAGCACCAGCAGCTCCAGGTGTAGTATAATTAAATCTAAATTTAGCTCCTGGATATATATTTCTAATAAAATCTCTAATTTTATTATCTGGATCTCCGTTTTCATTAAACGTTGGATCCCACTGTCTCTCGTGTAGCTCTCTGTATTCTAAATTATAACCGTAACCAACGCCAGGGCCAGGCGGCTCTTTATAAACTTTATAAGTATTATCACTACCGTTGGCATAGTTACCTTCCATAGCTAGATGGTAATGTTTATTTGCGTGACTACTATCGCTACCAAACTTATCAGCAGCTCTACGTCCAGTAAACACACCACCACCCCATATACCTTGTAAATTGTCCATTATAGTATCTTCTCCATAAAGCATTGGATTACTAAGACTCCAAGTGTTATTATGTAAATTTCTACCTGGAGCAAAAAACGACAAGTGCATAAAGTGTTTACCTGTTTCTTTATTTTCAGAATAAGTTTTAGTATCTTTACCAACACCTCTATCTTCACCGTTCATACCACTTAACCATCTTCTAGGACCTACAGCGTGGTAATCGTTAGTTGTTACAAAACCTTCTAAGCAATTTATATGGTTTGCTGCTTCGTTACCAAACAAAGTTAATCTACCAACATGTTGATTAGCACCAACAAAACCATCTATTTGTAAACCTTTATTGTTACCATTATCGTCTTCGTAAGTCCAGTTATCTACAGTATCAAACAAATGAGATGTTGTTATTATACCTTGATTAGGATCAGATCCAGCTTGCGTAAAAACAGTAGAAGAATTTGAAAAATATTGTCCACTCTGATAATAACCAGCACCACCACTCATAAAAGATTTTCCTTTTGTTGCTTCTAACTCGTTTTCTGTTATTTCAGTCCACCATTTTTTTACAGGAGGATAAGACCAGCAAGACTCTTTACCAGAAGCATCTCCAAATGAAAAACCAGGCGGTTGATAATGTTGAGTTGTAAAACCAGACCAATTAATACAATTAAACTTAGCATAGTTACTATGATTACTTTGACCAGAAGCGATATGCATAGCATCTACAAAAAATCTAGGTCTTTTTGTGTCATTATTTAATTCTGCTAAAACATTTTCCCACATTACATGCCAGTCTGTTAATCTAGCAGTACCACCAAGACCGTTTACATTGGTATTTCCACCACCAGCTTGTTGTATGTCATTGTTAGACTGTTTTGTTGCATGGTAAAAACCAAAATAATTAGTAGCACCATAAGGAGCGCCACTACCAAAATGATGAGGGTTATTAGCGTTGGTAAGAGTACTTTGACCAGGATCATCTTGCCAATACCAAGCCCCTGATTTTGCTTTAACTTGATATTGATTTAATTCTTGCAACTCGTTACCTTCAGTAATATTTTGTGTTATTTGGTTTTTAGATATTTTAACAAAAAACTGACCTGAAAAATTTTCTTGTCTTTCTTCTTTTCTTTCTACTTGAAAAACTAAATCTGCATGTAAGTTTGCCTCGCTTGTGCTATCAGCGGCATTACCACTCACGTGAGCTATATCAGCATCTACTTCTTCAATAGGTCTTTCTAACTTAATAACATAACCATTAGATCCTACCCAACCACCCGCACCTTTGTATTTAGAAGAAGCTGTTACTGTACCATCATCAGCAAGTCTAAACCAAGAGAAATACAAATCTGTATATATATCAGCAGTATCTGGATTAATATCTTTAGCTAATCTTGGTCTTGCAGATGTATATTGACCATTTTCACTCGTCCAACGAAGGATACTTAATTGAAGAGTATCATTACCTATTTTATCTATCCTAAAATTATCTCTTTGGAAAAACTTTAAAATAGGAGTGTCGTCCTGAGTAAGAGTATTGTTAGAGTCATTAGCAACTGTTCCTAAATTAACTAATTTATGTTTTATAGCATCTGGCGCTTCATTTTTTATATCAATTACTTTAAACTTGTTTTCAAAAGTAATTTGATTTTCATTAGCACCTATTTTCTTTTTTAAAATTATATAATCTTCTTCTGATATTTTATTTCTATCTGAAGAAGGAAATGAAAGCCACAAATGACCTTCTTCATTATCTAATTCATAAATACTCTTAGCTGTCCAAGCTCTTTGCATAGCTAAATTATAATACTCACCTGAGTTTTCTTTTACAAAAAACTTAATATATTCTACCCAGTCAGGAAAATTATTTACAGCAGAAGCAACTAGTTGATTGCTTTTACTAGCATTTTTATCTCCTCTTTCATTTTCCCAAGGAATATAAGTAGCTCCAGTATTAGAAGTAAAAACAGGTGTTTCTCTACCAAATTCATCTATGTAAACAACACCTACTTGATAGTTTCTTTGTGACTTTATAGAAGGTAAACCTTTAGAATCAAAATCACTTAACATCTTTTTTCTATTTCTATAACTTACAAAAACTTTTGGTTTACTACCTATAGTATAGTTTTGTATATAATTACCATATACTATTCTATTACCAACAACTTCTTGTGCTTTTGCTTTTAAAGGTACGTTATCCCAAGGTCTAAGCAATTGGTTAGCTGGTAAAGCGGCGTATATATTTTCTGTAGTAACTGTATACTTACCAGATGTTAAGTCACCATGCGCAGCTGGCATATGTGATCTTATATTACTCGAAGTAATATTAGTTGAATATCTTGGAACACCTCTTTCTATTAAATTTTTATTTTCGTAATTTAATGAAGCGTGCCACTCAAAATCAGTATGTTTTATTGTAGCTATAGAATAAACAACAGGTGAATCTTCTTGTTTATATAGTATATCAACTTCAACTACATCTTCAGGCGTGTCTATCGTTATAAAATTACTTAAATCTACGGATTGTATAGAATTAACCATAGCCTTGTTATGCGGCTCTTTTATATCGTAAGCGTTGTCTGGATTGTATAAAACACTAGCGTCTAAAGATTTAGTAGTGTCTTTTGTGTATTGAGGGTTAAACACAGGCGCGGTAAACGGTGCCATAGGTGAAAACTCACCATCTTGATATTTATATCTATAAGAAAATCTAGGAAATTTAGTTTCAAATAAATTAGGTATTTTGTTTACAGCAGATGTATTTTCTTGATAATTTATATTTACCTTAAGAGTTTTTGTTGGTTTTGGTTTTATTACCGTAATATGTTTTTCTTCTATATCTATTTTAATATTATTACCAAACACAACGTCTCCAACTTTAAAATCAAAATCAGTTGCGTTGTTGTTATATCGTAAATGAGTACCATTTCCATTATCCCAAATTCTTATTTCTTTTTTACCAAGAAATTCGTTTTCTCTATAATGTCTTATTTCTCTTACATAACCGTTGTTTGGCTGATCTGCATTACCAAAAGAATTTGTACCAGTGCCAGAGTTTATTAAATTACCAGGAGCATCCGTAGATTGTGAAGCATCTATGTATTGATTATTAGCGTCTCTAATTTGTCCAAATGGATCTATTAAAGATTCAAAAGGAATACCAAAAATAGCTGCTAATCTTCTTCTTTCAAAAACAATATATTTACCAACTTTTACTCTATCTTTAAGAGAAACAAATGGTGGATGGTTTTCTTCGTTAAGACCAGATTGGTCAGATGTAGAAGCATCTGGAAAACCAGTAGTACCAGTGAAATTAGGCATTTTACTTGGCCAAACATATTCTGCAGCTAAACCTGTAAAACTATTATTACTAAAACTTATTTGAGTATGAGTGTCTATGTTAGGCGTACCTTGTTTACAGGTGTCTATATTTATTTTTTTAGGTTCACCTTTTCCGTCTGACCAAAATAAAAGATTATCAATTATATTTATACCAGTTATAATATTACCAAAAAATTTTAATACAGCTTTTTGTGTACCTGCTTTTAAATCTACAACAACAGGTGATGTTACATCATTATCTATATCATACTCTAGTATTACGTCTTTGTCGTACCTAGATATAAACCAATATAATTTATTTGTTTTTTCGTCAGTAATACTACCAACACAAGTAAACTCAGACCCAACTAAATCTTCTACTCTTTTATTACCTAATATGTTTTCAATAACACCTACGTTAGAGCTTTCAGAAGTAGAAACCTCAACGTTCATAGCGTCTCTATATTGTCCGTTTGGCACTAACCTTTCATCAAGGTCTTTATTCATTTTGCCACCGGTAAAATTATTTTTAACTTCTGGCATTAATTAGTGTTTTATATGTTTTGATTTACCTCTTAAAATTTGAGTTATTTCTTCTAATTTAATATTTGATAATCTTAGCTTAGCTTGTCTTACAGCAGCAAATCTTTCTTTTTTAAATCTAGGTACAAATTGCTGTCCAAAAGCAGATGAAGAAACAATAGCATAAGCTATAGATTTATACATAGCTTCTTCAGCAAATTTATGAACTGTTGTTTCTTGATCAGTACCAAGACTATCGCTTATATAATCTAATATCACAGTTTTTCCTGAAATATTAGAACTAAAATGTATTCTACCGACTCTATCATCTATGTAAAAGCTACCGTTTGTCTGCGCATGAGCTGGATCAATACCGTATCTTTCACCTTCGTTAGGCCAATAAATATGGTTTTCGTAATCTCTATAATCTTGAACATCGTTTTCGCTAGGATTGTGAGATTTATATTTATTCCATGTTGTTGAATTTTTATCCGTGCTATTTTCTGATAAATTAGGATTTTGACCTTCTGTTACAACCTCAACTAAATCTACAAAGTTTACTTGATGTGTATTGTTTGTAGATGTTAAAGGTGTAGGTTGAACTAAAGAGCCAAAATTAGGAAACGGTATGTTAGGCGTAGCTGGATCGTTGTCATGATCGTAAGTATCTAAAGTTGTTATAGCGTCAGAAGTCCAAGGAGAAAAACTTTGTACATACACCCAAACTTGGTCAATATTACTTACATCTATCTCTAATATTTCTTTTTGACTACTAGTACCATCTGACCATTCTAAGTAAGCGGGAGATCCAGAAGGAGCTATAACATCATAATTAGAAGTATTAAAGTTAGGAGACATATTAGGCCCGCCAGGAGCCGAAGCGTAAGCCGATTTTAAAACTGGCGTTGTATGTGTGTTAAGCCAACCAACATCTGGATTTACAGTAGTAAGACCAACTCTTATAACACCAAAATCACATAGCAGTGTTCCACTACTATCAGTTTGTTGCGCTCCTGAACCAGCAAAAGCCCTTAAATCTACAAAGTTTTCTGAACTAACATCTAAGAGTTGCCAAGCAGCATAAGCCCTACTAGAACCAACAACACCAAAACCGTTTTGCCAAAGATGTTTAAATTGAAGCTGCTCATTGTTTACTACTATAATATCTTCTACAAAAGAAATTCTAAACTTTGGAGGATTACCAGTTGTTTGTTCCCAACTATCCCAAGCACCTGATCTACCTGGGTTGGAAACTTGCCAAGCAGCTCCAAGTATACTATAATCAGGGTTTTGTATAAGGTTTGTTTGATCTAAATATTGACCTAACTCACCAAAGAAATATTCACCTGTACTGTGTTGTTTTATTTGAAAAGGATTGCTAGTGTGTTTAGTAGGATATAAAGGATGTTTTATACCGGCACCGTCAACAGCTGTTAACTTAGTATAATTAACATAATCATGTGGTAAAGGCATAACTAAACTTGGTGGTAAATCTATTTGTTGACTCTTAAAAGACTTTAACGTGTCAAAAGATAATTCTTGTAAAGCTCTATGAGCATGAAAAGCAACATCTATTTTTTTAGCGCTTGGTATAACTTTACCTTCACCAACGTATGAAATCATAAATTGATTTACTATATCTTCTAAACTTAAAAACTGATAATGACCAAAAGAATTACCTTGATAATAAGATATTTGTGGATCTCCTTTTTTCCAACCAGTTTGTTGAGTACTTGCGTGTGCTCCTCCTCCGGAGCCATAGTGTGTTGGCATATTTTCTTAGTTTTCTTGTTGTATTTTTTTAACTTCTTCTTGTGTTGCTAGTTGAACTAAACTACCATCTTTAATATTTATACCTGCTAATTGTAAAATTTTTATTACTAAGTTTGTTTCTTCGGAAGGATGTAGTTCAAAGTCTTGGTGATCAGAAGCTGAGCTATTATATAAAGCATTTTCACCAGACATTAAATAAGTCCAGTTAGGTTTTTTAGGTATTCTTACATAACTAGTATAAACAACGTCATCTCCATTAAACTCAGGAAAAGGATACACCTTAATACGTAATTGATCTGAGCTACCAGAAAATCTAGAATAATAAGGATAATGTTTAGATATGTTGTGTATTAAGCTTGAATCAGCATATTGTAATAGCTCTTTAAGTGGTACTTCTGAAGCTTGCGCAATATGCTCAGAACCATGATACTCAACACCAACCATTGTTAATCTATAAAAATTAGTAGAATCAGGAATCAAAACACTACCGTTCTCATCTACTATTGATGATTCTACATTAATTTTTTCAAACATAGATATTTTTTCTTCAACCATTTTAACAGTATCAGCATAACCAGTGTTATTAGGTATTGTTTTTAAAGCTCTATCTAGTATATAAAAATATTGTCTAAATATATCCATTTGAGCATGATCAGCAAAAAGATTAAATTCTTGCGGTGTCACATAACCTCTTTGTTCTTTATTAGCTAATGCTAAAACTTTTTGATATACGTCATCTATTCCTATCATATTTTTTTGTATTGTAGTTGTAATCGCCCCGCAGGGCGACTACCTCTACAGTTTGATTAATTGTTTAATCTTTTTTCTATATTTGCATATATTTCCATACCTTCATCAGTTTTAAACCAAGCGGCTAAAGCTGTATATGGATGTTCATCAAAAGGAACGTTCATTAACTTTCTATCATTAGAACCCCAAGTAAAAGTTCTTTGATCGTTTGATAATCTAATAATTCCAAGTTCAGTTGCTTTAATACCAAAGTTTCTAAGTTGAACATTATCATCAGAAGCTAATTCTAAGAACAAAGCTGGATTATTACGAGCAAATACTAGTAAATCTCTTTTAAGCTCTTTAGAACTCATCTTAGATACTTGAGAACCTTTTTCTACACGCATAATAGCTTCTGCTAAATCAATATCCATCTCTCTAGCTATAACTATTGCATCTGCTTCTAGCTCTAACACTTCTATTTCATTAGCAGCGTTAACCTCTGGTTTCCACTCATAAAACAAAGTGTCTCTATGTGGGTGGTATAAAGATAAAAACTTTTGTAATACTGTTTCGTTTTTAGGTACAAATAAAGTTCCGTTTCTAAAAACTATATGCTCTAATCTTTGATCACCTTTCATTTCATCTACAAACGGCGTGGTTTGATTTTTACAGTATTTTATTTCTCTCTCGTAACCTTTTTCTTCGTCAAACCAATATAAATTAGCAGATCTAATTTGGTAAGATAAAGGCCTTCTTTCTTTTGTTAAATAATAAACTCTATCTTTTATTTCCCACTTAGGTTTTTTATTTTCAACTTTTTTAGGTTTTGGTGTTTCAACAACTGGTGTTTCAACAACAGGTACCTCTACCTTTTGTTTTGTTTCTTTTTTTGCCATAATATAATATATAATAAAATTAATAAAATAAAAGGCCGAGGCCGAAGCCCCGGACTTTTAAAAATAAATGCTTACTTCATTAACATAAAGTTGTTAGCACCTTGAGTAATTAAACATCTTTCAGAAAGCATGTGTAATTCCATCACGTCTAAAGCAGATGTAGCAGCACCAACAGAACCAGTAACCCAAGTTTTCATTCTTCGGTCATCAGTTTGTGAAGCTCTATATCTAACGTGTAAGAAAGGACGCTTAATGTTAGAACCTACAGTACCATCGTAAACAGATGATGTACCAGCAGGAATTATAACTCCTCTGATAGCTTCAGTACCAGCAGCAGTATTTATACCACCTCTAGTAGCTTTGTCGTTTAAGTATCTAAAGTCAGACTTGTAGAAGTCGTAAGAACCTCTTCTGAAACCAGAGAAACCTAAATTTAATGCCATATCTTCAGAGTTGTTAAATACACCGTAAGATGTACCACCAGCACCGTAAGAGTTCATTGAAGCTAACATATCGTCAATAGCTAAACTAGTAGATCTATTAACAAACATCATATTTTCTTCAATAGCACCTTGGCTGTCAAACTCAGCTAAAATAGCATCAAACTCTGCTAAATCAGTAGCAGCGTTAACACCAGTAACACCAGTAGTTATATTACCTCTATCTTCAATAGCATCAAACAAACCTTGAGTACCAGTAGCGCCAGTGTTAGAACCAGGTACTCCTAATAAGTTATCAACGTTATCAGTACCAGGTACACCTTTAATACTTTCAAGCATCATCATTTCTAGGTAATCAGCAAAACGTAATCTTGTTTCAGACTCAGCTTTTAAGTACCATAAGTAACCACCTTGACCACCTTCAGTAGAAACTTCAACCCAACCTATTCTTGAAGCATCAGATCCAGATATACTGTAGTAATCTTTTATGATTATAGGTTTGTTAGTAAAAGTTTTAAAAGTTGGCTCGTTAGAAGTTCTTGTAGATGCTAAGCTTCCTATGTTTCCATAGTCAACACCTTTAGCAAACTCAGAACCTATAACTAACAAAGTAGCATCAGTTCCAGAAGCATCAGAACCAGGTAGTGTGTCAGTACCAAAAGCACGTAACTCAACTTTACCGTTAGTTCCAGCTGCAACCTCAGAAACAATTGCTCTACAAATAGTATTGTTGTAAGCTAATAAAACAACATCGTTTGTTCTAACACCATGATCTGCAACAGCAAAGCCGTTTACACCATCAGTGTTACCATCAATGTCAGAAACAACAGTAAATAAACCTTTGTTGTCACCACCACTAATATCACCAGCTACAGTTACCGAACCTTTGTAAGATAAATGTAGTCTTGATTGTTCAGACCAGATGACTTGATCAGCCGTCATAGCCTCTTCTGCACCGATTTGAGCAAGGAAACCAGATATTGTTCTTGAACCAAAAACATCAGCTTCTTTTTCCATCAAATCTGGCACGTATTGTTGTCCCCAACCAGCATTGGTTGAAAGATCTAGATAATTTGTATTTAGTACTTGTCTTTGTGCAGACGGTACGCTATTCAAATTATCACCTCCTGTAATTGCCATAATTTTGTAATTTTAAATTGTTATTTATTGTTTTTAATTTTAAACTTAAAATCAGAAGAATTATCACCTAATACTTTTACTTTTATTCCACCAGCCTCAATTGTACCTTGAGACTTTCTTGGATCCATATTTACGTTTTTAGATTTAGCAATACTTTCTTTTAAAGCATCTGCTTTACCTTGTTCGTAAAAATGATTAGCAACAGCATCAGCATTCATAGCTGTAAATAAAGACTTATGATACCCTTTGGCATCTGTTAAAGTGAAATTTTTATCAACAAACTTTGCCATAAAATTATTAGAATCACTTTGTGTTTTTTTAACGCTTTCAACATCTTTCACATTAAACCTAAACTTTTTATCACCAATGTTATATTCAAAACCTTTGAATTTGTTGTTAAAAAGATTATTTGTTTTTTGTTCAAATATTTTACTATTAGCGTCAACAGCCTTTTTTGTAGCCTCTGATTCTTTGTTATATCTATTAAAAAAATCTACAGCTTTCTGTTGTTCTTTTGTAAGTTTACTTCCAGCTTTAATTTCTTCATAGTATTTGGACTTTTGCCCGTCCAAGTGGCTTCTAGCGCTGGCAACTTGCTCTTTTAACGCTAGTTTTTTTCTTTTTATTTCTATAGAATCATCTTCTTCTTCATTGTATGAAAAAGAGTCTTCCATAAGAAAACTTATTTCTTCTAAACTTAAATGTGGTTTTGTTTGTTTGTAATATTCTAATAAAACCTCCATATCATCAAGTTTACTATAATCTTGATTGAGTTTAACATAGTCACTAATATCACCACCCGTTTCTTCCATAAAATCTACTAACTTCTGTATATTTTCTGGTAAAGGTTTACCTGTTGCTTCAGATTCAGCAACTGCTTCTTCAATTTTTTCTTCTACTTCAGCAACTTCTTCTTCTGTTGACTCTTCTGTTATTTCTTCTAGTACTGGAGCTTCTTGTGTTTCTGCTTCCGGTTGTACTTCTTCTTGTTCTTGTGTGGTCCCGGTGTCCTCGGATTTAACATCCTCAACGACTCCTGTTTGGTCATTAGTATTTTCTGTAGTTTCATTTTCTATTGGTTTATCTAAATTAACAACGTAATCGCCGTTTTCATTAATGTTTGGTTTTTTAACTTCTTCAACTTTTTCAGTTGTTTCTTGTGTAGTTTCTTCAACTACATTTTCATTTTTTTCTTCCATAATATAATATAATAATAATTAATAATTTTATTTAGGTCCAAAAGCACCTAAATCAAACCCTCCACTTAGTATATCATTACCTGCAGACTCAAAGTTTTTAGGTGGTTTACCACTTTTTCTTTGATCAATCATTTCGCTTTGTTGAGTAGCTTGAATTTTTGTTCTTTCATCTTTTCTATCCTCTTTTTGTTTTTCTCTTTGTTTTAAACCCTCTGTTTCAATACCTTTTAACTGCATGTTATATTGAAACTCTAACTCCATTAGTTCTTTTTTAAGCTGTGCTTCTGCTTGCATTTTTTGAGCGTCTAATTCTGCTTCTGCCTGCATCAACTGTACTTTACTAGCATTTAAAGCTTGATTTTTTTGTATTTCTGATTGAGCAGCGGCTTGAGCAGACTGCGCGTTAGACTGTGTTTGCGCTTGTATGTTTTGCATTTGTATTTGCCTGTCTCTTTCCTGTTTCTTTTTTCTTCTTATTTTAAGTAATTGATTTGCTAGTTTAATATTTTTTATTTCTCTAAGATCAATAGCGTCTTCAAGTTCTATTGTTTGTTGTTGAAGAGCCATTTGTATATTGTTTTCAAGTATAGCTTTTTCTTCTTCATCCGGCTGTAACTGTATAAATATACCAAAATCATAAAGATGTAAATTAGACATTTCTTCTAACGTAGCAACATTATGCGCTCCTATAGCTTGTATAAAAGCTTCTTTTGTTGGTGAATATTCAATAACATCAGATATTCTTAATGATAAACACTCTGCTGTTTGTGCTGTTAAAAACAAACCTGCTTGTAATATATGTCTTGTTGCGGTGTTACTATTAGCGGCTGCTAATTTTTGTACACCAACTAAAGCATTTTTATCTGGCATACTACCGTCTCTAGCTTCGTTTAACCCGGTCACATCTCTTATCATTTGTAAGTAGTAGTTGTAATTACCTATTAACGCTTGCATTTTATTACCGCCACTACCACTTGTTATTTCTTGTATTGGAACTTTACCAGGATTTAAATCACCATCACTTGTAAATGACCTTCCAATTACACTACCTGTTTGGAAAAACATGTTTAAAGCTTCTTGTGGATTATAATTTGTACCATTACCTAAATCAACTTCAGCTAAACCGTCAGCATCTAAATAAACACCATCTGGTACCATACGTGACATTACTTGTTGTAATTTTAAATGAGTTAATTGTATCATATCAGCAAAACCTGTTATACGCTTAACTAAAGAATCTATTTTTCCATCGTACATACGAGGAGCTACTATAGAGTAATTCATTTTAACTTTTGTATAATCACTTTTAGGTCTAACCATATTCTTAGCCATTTCCCATTTTAAAAGCTTTTCTGTGCCTAGTATTAGAGCTCCTTCGTATAAAACTTCTATAGCTCTTTGTAATCTTGTAAAATTACCTTCTTTATTTTCTGGTGGATTAAATTGGTCTGTTTTTTCAATAGCTTTTTCAGAACCACTACCAGTTTCTTTAACCTTATAAACCTCGTTCATATATGTTTTAAAGTTAAAATATAAAACTTGAACTTTGTTTATATCTTCTTTTTCTGAGCTATATCTTGTTTTACTATTATTTTTTTGAGATAATTTATTTTGCATTATCTCTTCTAAATCAGAACCTGTTAAATGTGGAAATTGTTTTGCTAGTTCGTTTATAGGTATATCCTTTACCTCGCCTACATAATAAATATCTTCAAAATAAGGTGAGTCTGTATAAGAATAAACAATATCAGCAGGATCAACATACTTAACGGTTATACCTTCAGAAGTTGTAAAATCTGTTTTAACACAACCAATACCTAAAACTGTTAAATCATAATAAAAACGTTTTTTAGTTAATTCGTAGTTGTTACCTTCAAATAAAACACTAATAGCTTGTTCTTCCGCTAATTCTACAGCTTGTTTATATGTTAGCTGCATATGTAAACCTAATTCTTCATCTGTAGTAGGCAACTCTTCTAAATTACTTTCACTTAAATCTAAACCTATTTCAACTCTAGTATCTTGATCAAAATCTTGCATACGCATGTCTCTAAGTATTTTTTCCATATACTCAGTTCTTTGTTCAATACCATTAGGTGATTGTGAAAATGCTTTTATATCATAAGTTCTTTCAGCTATACCATTGACTACAATATCTACAAACTTAGGTATTATAGGTACTGGTGTCCAGTCTAAATTTAAATAAGATAAATCACCGTTTATAGATAACTCATCTTTATACTTTTGTATAGATTGTTCGCCTCTAGCATATAGTCTTAAATTATGAAAATTAATATAATTATTTCTATATCTACTATTTTTGTAGTTATTACTATAGTTATCGCTAAACCACTCTTTTTCTATAGCTTTAGCTACTCTTAAACCATAATCATAACTCAGCTTTTCAGCATCACTAACTGTCTGACTAGGAAAATAACTGTTAACAGAATATGACATATTACTTTATTATTTGTGAATTTGTTCCAGCATTGTTATATCTGGATATATTTATATTTATTTTTGGTTTTTCAATAGCTACATTAGGTCTATATAAATGTCTATTATTAGCCATAATAGCTAAACCGCTACTTATAGAAGCATCAAACTTTGTTCTTTTATTTATATCAAATTTAGCCCAGTCGTTTAGCAAATCATTAAAATATAAACTACCAAACGTACCATCTTGCTTCATACCAACATGATCTTGAATATACATTTCAATAGCAGCTGCATGGGCTTGTTTTATGTCTTCACTTGAGTTTGGTATACCACCTATTTCTTTTTCAGCTGTAGATAATTTATTCCAAGTTTTATCTGGTCTATTCATACTATAGCCTCTATAACCTCTACGTCTTAAATAATATAATAACCTAGGCTTGTTGTTCTCTGCTAATATTGGCATGCCATAAAAAACTAACGCCATTAAAACATCTTCAAAAAATATTTCTGCCGTAGGTGGTCTTGATAAGTATTCTAAAAAGAAGCTGTTCGCAGGAGCGTCCTCCATACTAAACCTGGTTAAGCCGTGTAATGCTCCTTTAGATCCTTTTCCATCTACGGTTCCTGATATATCATAAGAGTCACAACCAAATGCTCCCATGTGTTCATTACCAGGATGTTTAACACCATTTTTCAAAACCACTCTATTTTGTAACTGTTGAGGTGGTACCCAACTAACTTTAAATCTACCTTTTGGATCTGGATAAAAAATTACGCTTGAATCTTTAACACCGTTAATCCATTGAAAATTACCTGTAGTAATACCTAAAGTTCTAGACATTTCTTCATTGTAATCTATCTGCTCGTATATTTTCACTAAGTTAAATATACTGTTTTTTGTTTCATCTCTAAACGCGTGCTCTTCGGTTCTTGGAAACTGACGATAAAATTCGTTTAAAGCATCTTGATCATTTTTTAAACCTTCAGCTTCATTTTGCCAATGATCTATTACACCTATATCTATTAATTCACCGTCTGGGGCAAACACGTCGACACTAGGAGTAGTGAATACTGGAACTCCATACTCGTCAATAAATCCTTCGTAGTTCCATTCCATTGGGATAAACAAAGAGTATAAACCAGATTTTGTCTGACCATTTCTATTTCTTTTAGTGACATCTGAGGCATTGTATAGTTTTTTAAAATTGTCTCCACCTTTATCTAATGAGTTTGAAGTAGAGCCCATCATGCACTTACCTATTATTCTACTACCTAAACGTAAGCATGTTTTTGTAACTCTCCAGTTATTTAATATATTATCAGGTCTTTCCCATTTACCACTTTCATCATGTACTAGTAATGCTAGTTTTTCACCGTCATAACTGTTGTCACCTGTGTTTTTCCAGTCTATAGTTGTATCTAAACCTTGTATATCTTCAAGTTGTTCGTTAGCTGTTATTTTTTTTCTTGTAAATTTACTAGCTGGTACTCTATATGCAAGCTCTGATTTTGGCCTGTCCATACCATCTTGTATTGGTTTAAAGAAAAACGGGTAGTTAATACTAATAGGTACTACTTTGTCTGTAAACATTTTTTTAGCATCAGCACCTGTTTTTGATAGTATACCATATCTACTATCACTCGATATAGTGGCTAAATTAACTGTTTCTGCAGATGACATAAACGAAAACCCTGATCTTCTGTTCTTTAGATAACACATACCGTAACATCTTTTATCAGCTTTACACGCTTCCCAAAATATAAAAAACAGTCTATTTGCTTCTCTAAAATCTGGCGCTCCTACATCTATTTTACTCCATTGTAAATACATGTAGTGTGCACCTGTTATATATGTTGGTTTATTATTATTCATAAACCAAAAACCTTCTTCTCTACGTTTAAATTCTTCGTCTATGTAATCGTACCACTTTTCTTTTTGATCTTCAGGATATGACCTCCAATCAAATATATTTTTTAATCTACTTAGTTCTTTTGGATATTCTATTTTTTGCCACTTGTTTTCTTTATTGGAGTGCACGTGCACTGGTTCCATTGGCAAAGCAATGCGCAACCCTTGTATTTCAAGTATCTCCCCAATTCTACCAGTTTTTGATATAACAACGATATCGTTTTCTTTATTGTATCCATATTTCCATTTTTTAGATTTGTTAAGCCGACGTATAGTCGTGCGTTTAATAGGTTCTATTGTTTTAACTAAATTTTGCTCGTACATTACTTAGATCTGCCTTCTGCGAATCCTTTAAAGACTTTTTTCTTTGCCTCTTCAGGTGTTTTGCCCTCAAGCAAGTTTTCTTCTTCTTGAATTCTGTTAAGTATTTCAAATGCGTCAAATATAGCTAGTTTTTTAGTAGCCGCGGCATTTTTTAGTCTATCAGCAGAAACATCATCTTCTGTATTAGTTATAATTTTTTCTCTAGCTACATTAATAAGTTCTTCAACAGCCTTGTGCCCAGCTTGGATTATAAGCTTCTTCGTTTCCTTGATATTCATATTTAATTGTAATAAATTTAGTGTACACTCTGTACAAGAGCTCATTGTTGATTATAAACTCATATTTAGATATAGGTGTAAAACCAACAAGATCTCCAACTTTAAAAGTTCCATCAGTATACTTTACTACACCTACGTTTTCTTGTGTTTTTTCAGAGCTATATTTGTCAGTGTTTTTTATAGGTTGTATCCAGCAAAAACCTTTTAACGAGTGCCAGTGCCAATAATTTTTATACAAAAATATTTGATCTGGATGTACTACGTAAGTATCTTCATTAAAATAGCTTTTACTATTTTTTTCTATACCTTTAACATCGTGCCAACGTCTAAACACATTGTGATGTAATATAACGTTGCTACCCACATTTATGTCTGTATTACCAATTATAGGTGTTGATATAACAATAGCTTCTCTATTTACATATTGATGATTGAAGATCTCAGTATTAAGTATTAATTCTGAGTCTCCAATCTTTTTTTTATTATTATATCTTTCACCTCTTGGTTTTACAACAAAGTTGTAAACGCTTTTCATTAGTATTCTAAGTTGTATTCTACAGACACCGCCATGTTTTTGTTAAAATCTTTCCACGGTAATATATCTTTATTTTTTTTAATATAAATAGAGAATTTATCTTCTTCTTCTACTATATCACAAATAGTATGTCCACCATAAACTTCTTGACCAACAGCATAGTGCATAGCGTCGTTTTTGTAGTCTTTACCTATACTAATCTTTCTTATTAACTTCGCCATTTTCTTTAGGATAATTTATAACACCATCTTGTATGTTAATATCAGCGGTACCATATTGTTCTTCAAACTCTTCTTTCATTTTACCAACAGCTTCTTGAAGTGAAGATATATGGTGAGTTATAGCATGCTTTTTTGTTTCCATTTGACCTATTTCAAGCTGAGATTTGTTAATCTCATTTATAATATCTTGAACTTTTTTTAACTGTTCTTCTGTTACTTTTTCAGGTTTTAAGTCTACTATATCTTCTTTTTTGTTTTTTGTTTTTGCCATTTTATTTAATTTAATTAGTTAATATTTATTTATCTTTCAAAAGATAGTATTACCTTTATTGGGTTTACGTTGAATAATTCTTCGTCATCTGCTATAGCCTCCACGTTATTTGCGGTAAGTATTATATCTTGATGATTTGTATCAAAAGCAGATATACTAGCTATAGTACCTACCGTGTCACCAGTACCAGTTTCAATAACATCACCTACTGCAAAAATAGTTTCTGCGTTTGGATCACTATCTGCTGAACCCTGCAGATCTGTAGGTATTGTAGTTGTATTATCTGCTGTAATAGCGCCTCTTGTTAAAACTTTAGTTCCAAAACTTATATTACTTGTAGCTGCAATAGCACCTAAATATAGTTTATCAAAGCCAACGTTCGTGCCTGAGTCAGGTTCACCCTCTAAAACTATGCTAGGTATATTACTACCAGCAGCACCCGATCCTGTGTTTCCTACCGCAAAAAAATCAAAACTGTTTTCACCGTAGTCAGCGTTTGATTCAAGTTTTGTAAAACCAATTATATGATTTTTTACAATTGGAGCTGCTGATGCTGTAGCGTTTGAATTACCCATTGTAGTAGGAGCAACACCGTTTATTGTTTTTGCAAAGAAAAATTCAATATCTTGTACTGATTGCGCGCCACCATCTTTGCCACTTAACACAGCTGTAACAGATACTAATTTAGCAGCTCCTTTAGGTATGTTAAACTCAGTCCAATCAAAAAGAACATCACCTGCTCCATATGTAGCGCTACTAGCTGATTGGTGTTCGCCAGGTATAGTAGGCGTTACTGTCACTGTAAAATGTTTGCTTGTTGCCATAATTTTTTATTTTTTTACTTTTTCTAGTGATCTACCGCCAAAATAAGCACCGATCACTGTTATTAATACTAGTTGTAATAAGTCTACCCATGAAGCTTTAACCTCAAATGATATAACACCAGCGTCGATAAATATCAATAACACTGTTGATACACATAAAAATATTAAAACTAGTGGTCTTATGTTTTTACTTAACCATGAATCAGATGCCATATCTACTTTCCATCTTTCTGTTACTTGCTTTTGCATTTCAGCTTCATAACCCATGATCATGTCTTTTATTTGCTTTTCAGCTTCTAATTTTTCTTCTTTAGATGTGTGTAAATTATCTATTACACCACCTACATTTTTTACTAAGTCAGCTGCACCGCTGCTAAATATCTTACTTAACATTTTATTTGTTTTTATTATA